GCGACCATGGTAGACTCTCCAACTCCAATAGGAGAAGAAGTATTTGATTCAAGTACAGAAACTTTGATTCCTTTTAGATATCTACTAAAAGCAGCAGCAGACATCCATCCTGAAGATCCTCCCCCAACTACTAAAATACTTTTTATTTTCATTAAAATTTAAATCCCTCAAATGATTTTTTAGATTTACCCTCTTCAGGATTGTACTCCTCTTCTTGTCCCGAGTCAAGTATATTGTCTTGTGCTGTCTGTTCACAATCATACAAACGCATCTTGGCACGGTCGATACCAATAACAAATCTCTTGAATACCGAGATATCATTATAACGGTTCTTCAGCTGCTTCACCATAATTTGTCCAAGTTGTTCAAGTTCCTCAGTTGAAATAAGGGCAAACATAAGATCAGCAGTAGCAGGGAGACCAAAGGACTCAGAAGTGTCAGTAATGTCAACGTCAGAGCTACCATAACCAGAACGAGTGGTCTGGGTGGCAGATACGATAGGGACCTTGGTTTCGACAGCCAACCCTCTAAGTTCTTCTGCAATAGCTTTAATATATGAATATGAATTGATAGAGCCACCTTGGCGATATCTGCTGGAAGCACATATATTAAGGTAATCAATGAAAATAATATCAGGTCTAAATGACTTCTTAAGTGCAAGTTCATTAAGAAGTGCCTTAAAGTGTCCACTGTGTGCACTCGCAGTAGGGTACTCTTTAATTATAAGAGTGCCTTGCGTTTTCTTAGCAAGATTTGTTACTTTATTTTCAAACGTTGACTTTGGTAATCCAGTCAAATCTTGAATAGGAACATTCAAAAGGTTTGCGTCAATTCGTTCAGCAATTTTCTCTTCTGCCATCTCCATTGTAATATAGAGAACGTTCCGTCCTTGGAGCAACACGGAGCTAGCAACGTGGCACATGAATAAAGACTTGCCGACACCTGTACCAGCAAGCGCGATGTTAAGAGTCTTATTAGGTAAACCGCCTTTCGTAATTTTGTTAAAGTATTCAAGATCAAACGGGATCTTGTCCTCTTTCTTGTGATAGAACTCATACCTTTCTTCGTAATTTTGTAAGTAGTCATGTCCAATATTATTATCAAACGAGACTGCCAGTGCATCAGAAAGAATACTAGGAATAGCATCCCGATTCTTTTTCTCATCTTGCCCATCAGCAATGCTGATTGATTCCATCAAGGCAAGATAAATGGCACGATCACGACACCACTTTTCAGTAGTATCTAGCAACCATTGATGATCCACTGGAGCATCAGTCAGTTCTGAAGTCAGGTTTCTAGTTTCTCTGACTTCTCCTTCATTGAGATCTGTACGACTTTCAATCTCAATACACAATGCCTCTATTGATATGGCGGAACCATAGTTCACAATAAATGAAGCAATCTCTTCAAATATGACCTTATCAGAGCGTTGCTCAAAATAATCAGGTTGAATGAATGGAATTACTTTCCGAGAGTACTCTTCATTGAAAACAAGGTTTCGTAGAATAGTTGTCTCAATTCGTTCCATAGGAGTAAGTTTGTTTTGCAATGGTGTTCAATTTTTCCATGACTTCTTCAGTGAAGTACGTTTCTGGATCTTTCAAGATTGCTTTGGCATAGACCTTCTTGCCGCCTATTTCATAACGACCTGCAACATTTTTCCAGAGACCTCCCAGTTCACCCAACTCAAGAAGACCATAATATCGATCAAGACCACGCTCATCATAAAACAGACGCACCGTAACATCTTGATTCTCCTTGCTTAAACGAGACTTAGCAGTCTTTGCCTTGATAAGGTTTCCAACGATTTCTGTTCCATCCTTTTCTTTTTTCTTTGAGAGATGGATGATTGTAGAGGCAGCGTATTTAAGTCCAGAACCTCCACCCATTTCTTTGGTAGGAACGTAAGCACCGATAACATCGTAAGTGTGATTAGTAACGATCATTGGAATATTTGCTTGACCCAGTTTGAGTGTGAGCATTCTGAAAGCACCCTTGATTAGTTGGGATTTGGTCATGTCCCGAACTAGCTTGTCGTTGAGTGTGTCAGTAATCTCTTTCTCCGTGGAAAGCATCCCTAGAGAGTCTAGCACAAACATGCAGGGTTTGCGTTCATCTGCTGCTTTCTTAAGGTAAATATCAACTGCCTTAAGTGCCTTACTACGAAACTCCTCAACTGTAACCACATTAATCACTACAGTGCGATTAAGATCTAGCCCGCGACTTGCGAGTAGAGACTTATTAACAGCGGCTTCAGTGTCAAAATATAGACAATACCCATCAGGATTAGAATCCAAGAAGTTCTTGACAACGGCGAGACTGAAAAAAGTTTTTCCAGTACTAGACTCCCCAGCAATGGCAGTAATCTTATTCCCAGATACGCCACCAAATATGCTACCTGAAACCAATGCGTTAAAGATGTACGAACCCGTATCCACAAAGTTTTCAGTGTCGTCAATATCGGATGCGAGTTTTGTGTATTCATCACCAATCTCTTTTACAATTTCTTTAAGAAAATCCATAATTTTTAGTAAGTAAATTTTTAAATAGTTCGTTTCCTTTACGAACATTCAGTTCCCAATCGTTTGCAGAATTCTCATCTGTAGAATCTGATATGTATTTAAAACATTTAAAAGTTACATCTTCCTTAAGACACGTTTTTGCAATCGCAAAAGATTCCATGTCTACAATATCACATCCAATTTCTGGAGTTGATACCGCAAATGTATCTCCTGTCCCACATACTATACCACATTTTCCAATCAAAACGCCATCCTCAAACGGTGTTTGTCCCAAATCAAAACCTAATGGCCTTACGTCCATGTCTCTATCAACAAATCCAGTCACTTCAAGTAATCCAGAATGATCAGAAACAGTTCCAGCAGTGCCATAGTTTATAATGCACTCAGCACCATCTTTGATGGCTGCCATCGTGGCAATAGTAGCATTTACCTTACCACAACCACTCAAGTAAACTGGATATCCTTCGATTCCTTCTGCCTCTTGTGGCAACGCAATAACTATAGCAATATTCATCAACTAAAAAACAATTCAAGGTTTACAGTTTTTTCAATGTTCCACCCAATAGCATCTAGAATAGATTTGAGTGGATCCACAAAACTTTTTTCAAATTGTAGGTCATAGTCAATATACTTGTCAAGACCAAGTTCTGTAGGAAAGTCCTGAATAAACGAAATGACATTCTCTTGAATGATATTCGGTTTCTTCAGATAGAGGAACTTAATTTTCTCACCGTTACTAATAAGTGAATATTTATTGGTGAGTTTTTTCTCTTTAATATAGTGATTGAAGAGGAGAGCACCACGACAATGAATAGGAGTTCCTTTAGAGTAGATACTAGCATAAGACTTATACTTCACAACGTCAGACACTGAACGAGGGAAAGCAATTTGTTCAGGGGGAAGATTTTTAAAGTCAACACGACACTTATCAATAAAGTTAATAACATCTTCTTCAGTTCCGTTCATCATCAGTTTGAGACCTTCTTTAATCATGGTCCGACAAGGTGCTGGAGTAGATGATTTAACTGCTTCAATACCCATCATCTTCAGTTTAGGTTCATCATAACGAACACCTTCACTGTCCCACACGTTGAGAATGTATCTTTTCTTCGCAGTCCAGATACCACGTTCAGCAATATTCTCACGTTTCATGATCATCTTCTGATCATAAGCATTTACATAATTCGCTAGTTCTTGGTAACAACGGTCAATATACTTCTCAAGCTCCGTTTCACACACCTTATTAAGAAACGACACAACGCTTTCAGTTGCTCTTTCTCTTCCCTCGTATACAGTGTCCACCAGTGGACCCATATTAAGATAGATACTATCAGTGTCGGAAGCAATAACGTAATCAACCTCATCAGTTTTCAGCACCCTATTCAGGTATTTGTTCATTCGGTTCTCAATCCAGCGGATGGAGACTTGTCCAGATAGGGTAATTGCTTCGGCGTTGGCAAGTTTGTAGTAACGGAAATACTGATTACCAATAGCACCATAAGCACTATTAAGTTGAATCTTACGCGCCATTTGAATGTTGTTACATCTGGCGATTTCCTTCTCAAGTGTTTTAGTTGGAGTCTTTTCATATTGTTGTTTCGCTTGCAACATCTTCTTCTTATAGACGGTGCGATCCTTGTAGATCTTATCCATCAACTCTGGAAGGAATCCACGCTTATCCTTACGATACATAGAACCGTTGGCACAAACAGCATTATCCTTATATAATTCAAAGTTAATCTCTTCGTTCAGGATTTTATCAACGGTAACCGAAGGGTGTCTAGTATCTTGTAAGGTCTCCGGTGAGATGTTGTATTGCATAATAAGGTGAGGGTAGAGACTATTAAGGTCAAAACTAACAACCCAATCATACTTTCCAGGAATCGGTTCCTTGACATATGCACCTGCATACTTGGAGTCTTTGTCTGAACGGACAATTGGAGGAATAACAATATCCCTCTTCTTCAGATAGTTGTAGATGATTGTATCCCACATACGAACTTGTGAGAACACATCAGCATAGTTCGCTTTAGCGTCATACGCCATAACGATTGCCAATTCAATCAGTTTCATCTTGTCTTCCAATCGGTCAACAAGTTCCACGTCAATGATGTTATATTCTACAAACTTCTGCCATCCGTTTGTATAGAAGTCCTTAAACGTATCAAACTCAGAGTGGTCAAGTTTCTTCTGTCCAAGTTCTACACTAGCAATATAATCCAGACGATAGGACTCTTGCGCTTTGTACGTAAACTTCTTATAAAGATTTAGGTAATCAAGTTGCGTAATACCACCAACATCATAAGAAATATGTTTGCGACCCATGATCATGGTCTCACGTTCCGTGACAAGACCCCAAGGTGAGATACGCTTCATCAACTTCTCACCAAGAATCCTGTCAATACGACGCACCAAATACGGCATATCATACAGTTCACTGTTCCAACCAGTTAGAACTTCAGGAGTATTCTCCTCAATCATCCACCAGTTGATAAAGTCATTCAGAAGTTCATACTCAGTAGAGAAACCTTTATAGATGACGTTTTGCTGTTTGTTATTAAATGGTCCTTGACCCCAAGTACGGATCTGTTTGGTAGTGTAATCCTGCACTGTGATAAGCAAGACTTCTTCTGCAGAAGACTCAACGTCAGGGAATCCATTTTCAGATTTGACCTCAATATCAATTGTGGAGATTTTGATTTTGGTAGTATCAAACTTAACCTCTTCTTCAGGATACTTCTCAGAAATATACTGATAGATGTATCTATCGTTTCCGTAGATTTTGAAGTTGTCTACACCATCATATCTCTTGATAAACTCACGACAATCACGAACAGTTCCAGGTTCAATTGATTCAACATATTCACCTTCAAGAGTTTTGTACTTTGTTTTCTTGTTAGATGGGACAAAAAGAGTCGGGTAAAACTTCTCACGAGTCATGAAATGGTGACCATTTTCATAACCTCGGACCAAGAAGTGATCCCCGACCATTTGGACGTTCGTGTAAAATCTCATTCTGTAAGTTTCAGATACTCTTCAACAATTTCTGGAGTGGGGTCTGCAATAGTCAGAATATCTTCTGACCGAATCATCAATTCTTTTTGATTCGTTGCTTTTGGCCAAGGTTCAAATTTACCTTCACCAAGAAAACGATATGGATTGACTAGTCTGCAGTTTGGATTACCAAGTTCCGCATCAACTTCAATAACCTCACTGATGAGAACATTATCAACATCAACGAGGAGACATTTAACTGCTTTACTCATTTACTTTTTCCTGATACATTTCGGATACAGATGACAAAGGTTCCACAATCGTCACGACCCAATCTTTGGGAACAACGATGTCATCATCAGAAGACAACAAAATCCAAGGAGAGAATACAATCTCAACGTTATCATCGGGTGCTTCATTCTCTTCAGTCAAGAAGAGTGCTTTTTGTGTGGCAACCTTGTGCGGTTTATTTAGAAGGTATCCGTGAACAACCTCATCCTGTACAAGTTCTTTGGCATCAGAGATGAGTTGCTCGCCAGACTTCAATAGGACTAATTTAACGGACATGTCATAATATCACCTGTCGGTATTATAGCATAAAAAAGAGGGTGTTGCCACCCCCTCCCCCCCTATTT